GAAGGATAGACCAAGCCTTGTCTCGCATGGTATTGTAGGTGCAGCATGTGCAGTCTTCCACGTAGCCACCTGCCACAAAGTTATCTATCATGTTTAGTGCATCTTTAAGGTTTTGACCCCACTCGTTAGTTGGTGACAATGCAGCCACTACACCTACGACAATACGCAAAGGTAAGTCGTACTGGTCAGAAATTAGTTGGCACTTGTCGTTAGCTTCAGCGTACCAAGTCATGCCGTGCTGTAACTCATCATCTGTGCATTGCTTGTAGACTTTAAGTATGTTGCGTGTGTATTGCGTCATGTGTTTACCCCCAATATCCTTGACCTTCATGGTCTAGCGGTTGTTCATCTTTCCAAGATACACTTGGATCAGTTACAAGGTTAGGCGTTATGTAGTCAATGCCTTCCCTATTGAAGTTTAAGTCTATGCCTAACTGTCTGTCACTGTCAAGCCCGTTCATCTCTGCTAGTAACTCGTAGTAGTCTTTGCCGCCAAAGTCACCGTAGCCCTCATAATTGTCTTCACGCCAAGAGTTACCCTTGTTGTCAATCATGTAGACCGTCTTTGTGTCATGGCCCGAATATGTGTTCCATATTGGATCATGTGTGTCGTTAGTATGCCAAGAGAAAAATCCCATTGTGTCACCTCATTGTGTTGATTTGACTTTCCATCTAGGCTGTACAGTAAGCACAGCCCGCAAAGATAGTCAAGATATAAAAGAAATTATTTTACCATCCTCTCTCACTTCACTCACCAGCCCGCCCAAAGAGTTTCTAATTGTGATATGCCCGTTCTCTTTGGCAAGTCTTTTTACTTCTGTAACATATCTCTCTTTGTTTACATTAGGCGTAATTATAGCTAAGGGGTTTTGCCTATCAAAGCCTCTGTATATGTAGAACGTTCTTTGCATTGTGTCACCTCATTGTGTTGATGCGTTCAGTAAGGCACAGCCTTGACCATGTGTCAAGCACAAGTTGCGGTTGGCCGCAATTATCCTGGCTGTACCCTCACAAAAAACACCAGTCTTTTCCTAGTGGCGGGGCTGTCACACCTTGCGCTCTACAGGTTGGACTTTCACAACCTTGCTGCCGTTATTCTGCGTCACTTCCATCAGACAGCTATTCCGTTCTTTAAGCGGATCATTTAGTCAGCGAGAGTAGAACCGTTCTAGGAAAAATTACACAAAGCTCAATCCGTTAGGTTGGAACGCATCCAAGCTGTATCACGATATTCTGTAATATCTTGGCTATACGATACTTTTGTGTCTTTTTCCCTTTACTCTAGGGCTTGTGTATTCAGTCTTACATTTGGTCGTCTAGGTAGTCAAGTCTTTTTTAGTCTGTCTTTGTGGCCCCCTTGATTGCTAGGCCTTGCGGGATGCGTCATGTCGGAAACTTAAACTTTCGAGTGTTTCACAGTGTTCTGCTTTCCATGTTCTAACCGTTGCACAGAATAAAACCGGACACAAGCAAAAAAATGCATGTGAACCAAAAAAAGTGGGGGATGGGGTGTTTTTCGTGTGTATACATTATAAATATAAAATAGGTTTTTACACTTTATAGTTGTGCATCCACTATTGATAAACCGACTAGTCAGTCAGTTTTACACCTTCACATAGTGCTTTTTTTCCGGTACTGATAATGTATCAGTCTCTTTATGTAGTATTTTCAATGACTTACCCATAGAAAAACCTTTGAGTCTACACTTTTAAGGCTAGTTGACGGGCGCAGCGCAACTATAAGGAGCGATTTTCGCCTATAGGTTGAGCACGGGGGGCGAGGGCCACCGGGGGGATATACCGTTATATATACATGCTCTGCAACACACGGGGTTTTTCAAAAGAGTCGTACACAAAGAAGCACACACCAGTTAATCTTAATCACGTTTTGTTACAAAGTGTTACAATATGTTCACTTTTTATGTAACAATGTACGATTTTGTATTGACAAGCACGTAAATATGTGTAAAACTGCGTAGCAGTAGCAGCCCTAAGTTAAACTTTAAAGTTAAAACTATAAAAATAGACTAATATATATAGTAACTATAGAATATTGGACTTAGGATAGTTAAACTTAAAGTTAAACTTACAAAAAAATATACTCTTTTTATAAAATAACTATTGACAAGTAACTAAAAATAGTCTACTATAACATAAGTAACTACAAAAAGTATAACTATAAAGTTACTACTAGCGTGTTATAGGGTGTAATCTACGTATATGTAGTGTCACCTCACTCCTGTATCTCCCTCCTCACTACCCTATATGTACATACATTCCTATAACACGTATTTTATTTCAATTAACTCTTGACAATGCGTAAAAAACCTGTACAACTATATGCAAGTGAAACCGTAATAGAAGACTTTTACAGTGCTATAGCGGATAATAACCCTCGTGCTTTACATAAAGTACATATACCTAAGTCAGATGTGTTTTATGTACGTGAAGCTTTGTATAACCGCACTGGACAGTGGTACACTTTAGATCACGTAGAGAGAGCTATGTACTTAGAGGGATACTTAGAGTCACACGAAGTGTTAGACCCAGAGCGAGAACGAGAGTATGGCTAGAGCAGAAGACCCAAGGTTAAAACGTGCAGGTGTATCTGGGTATAACAAACCCAAGCGTACCCCAGGTCACCCTACAAAGTCGCACATTGTAGTCGCTAAGAAGGGTGATCAGATAAAGACTATACGTTTTGGACAGCAAGGTGTAAAGACGAACCAGACTGCAGGACAACGTGAGGCCTTTAAGTCACGCCACGCTAGTAACATAGCGAAGGGTCCAATGAGTGCAGCTTATTGGGCTAACAAGGCGAAGTGGTCACCAAGTAAAACTAAGTCGCCTAGCAAGAAGTGGGTAAAGGGGTCTTGATATAGTTGAGTAATGTAGCGGTTGTGCGGCGTAAGAAGCTGCCCAAGCGCAAACGTCCAATACAAAAGTTAAAGAAAAAAAGATACCTTCAAAAGAAGGCACAAGTACTCGACTTCAAAATGAAACTGGTAGTGTAACGTTATGAATAAACCTAAGAGTAAAGTAAATCAAGCAGGTAACTACACTAAGCCTACCATGCGTAAGGGTTTATTTAACTCTATTAAAGCTGGTGGTAAAGGCGGTAAGCCCGGACAGTGGTCTGCCCGTAAAGCTCAAATGTTAGCTAAGCAATATAAAGCTAAGGGTGGGGGTTACAAGTAGTGGCTCTTGCTAAATCACAGAAAAGCCTGAAGGCGTGGACTAAACAAAAGTGGCGTACTAAGAGTGGCAAGCCTAGTGCTAAAACTGGTGAGCGGTATCTACCTGCTGCGGCTATTAAGTCTCTTAGCAGTAGTGAGTATGCCGCTACAACCAGAGCTAAACGACAAGGCACTAAGGCAGGTAAGCAGTTTGTGGCTCAACCTAAGAGCATCGCAAAGAAGACCAAAGCCTTTAGGAAAGTAAAGTAACTATGTGGCTTGCTATGATACTTGTCTGTGCTAACCCTGCAGCCGTTTCGTGTATCGTTTACGCAAACACACAAAAAGTATTCTACGAAGAGTCTGCGTGTAACGAGGAAGTAGCTGAAGTACAGAAAAGTCTAGCTTCTAGAAACTTGTACGCTGTACCTTATTGTTTTAAAGTTACAACAGGAACATCTACATAATGAACGTAGACTTGGGATTGTTAGGCTACTTACCATTACCCTTCATGCCTTTCGATAAAGTCAACCCAGCGCCTACTGAAAAGAAAAGAATAGTAGAAGAAACACATAAGTCTGTAGATAAAAAAGCAGATGCATTTAGGTACGAAAGCATTTATGCGTACCACCCCCATAACCAAAACAAAATACTGCAAGGACAATTAGTAGACTTTGTAGTAGCGTAACAATAATAAGAGGTGTAGTAAATGCCCTATTTAACCAGCAGTATTCCGTATTTTAAAGCATGGGTAAGAAGAGAGTATACAAAGAACTTAGAAGAATATCAAGGCCAGTTTCTACACTGCATGGTGATAGGAGTAACAACTCTACCCAACAGGACGCTAAGCTTCCAAGTTATCTTTACAGGGTGCGAGTCAGACGTTTCGGAAGAAGAACAGAACGTTCACGGCGGGGCTATGTGGGCTAGGTTGCCTCTAACAGCTTTAGTAGCAGACACACCTTTAGAAGAATGGCCTGAAGAGTTACCACCTTATTTGGCACAGCCTTGGGATTGTATGTCTCACTGGCATTCCGTATATAAGTTAGAACGAGCAAGTCCAGCACCTTGGATAGCTAAGGTTGACGGGGAGTTCTACCCAGCAAAATATTACTTTACAGTTGACTATACAGATAGTGAAGTAGCAGATGACCCAGCACAACATAAGCAGTCACACGTTTTAGAACTGCTAGATGCTGGACCTTACACAGGTAACATGGTTGCGTTACCCAATAATAGAGTGAGAGTAACTCACCCTGCGTGGTTTGAAACAGGTGAAGGTGCTCCTGACTTCAAGCCTAACCAACATACGTACAACTCAAAGGAAGACGTAGGGTATGTATGGGATACGCAACGAGTGTTCAACAATCTATATAACGAGGGTTAAAGAAGATGAAGAAGCCTACAGAAAACCAAAAGGGTTTGAAGAAGCTACCAAAGGGTGTACGTAATAAAATGGGGTACATGAAGGATGGTGGTAAAGTTAAGAAAAAAGGTTATGCCAAGGGCGGTATGATGAAGAAAAAAGGTTATGCCAAGGGCGGTATGATGAAGAAAAAAGGTTATGCTCTAGGTGGCTCTACAACGCCTATGGAAGGCGAACAAAGCCGTTACCGTCCATCAGCCAACCGTGCTCCACAAGGAATGATGTCAGCTAGAGGTATGACTGCTGGCATGGGTATGGCTAAGGGTGGTATGATGAAGAAGAAAGGTTACGCTAAGGGTGGTATGATGAAGAAGAAAGGTTACGCTAAGGGTGGTAAAGTTATGACTTACAACTTAGGTGGTATGGTAAAAGAACAGCGTGACAACCGTAAAAACAAAAAGTAACAAACATGGCTGGCATTAACTTTAGAACAGAAACAAAACTTACTGAGGTAATAGGTAGCTCTGCTAGTACAGTGAGTAATCCTAATAATGCCACACTATTGTTTACCTGCCCATTAAGCTACGAAGCTGAAGTAGTTTTTCTTATGGTAGCTAACGAAGATAATTCAACTTCTAATATTGGAATACAAGTCTATCATTCAGACAGCAATACGTTTCATTTTCTACATGGACAACAAGCTATACCAGGTTTAAACCACGTACAGTTTATAGGTAGTGGCCCTTTGTTTTTACATGAAGGTGATAAAGTTTTAGTATTTAGATATAGTCCTACACATAACTTTGATGCTACTATTTCTTGTAGACTATATTACACTCCTGCAAGGCGGCTATGATTAAATAACAATACTAATTTAGTCATACATATGTTATAACTATCTCCATAGCACAACAACAGTAAAAAGGAGATAGTGCAATGAAATGGCTTAACAACATGTGGGAAGGCTACAAACTAAGTCAACAAAGACGTGTAGCTTACTGGCAACTTCAGAACCTGTCAGACAAAGATCTAAAAGATATGGGTATCCACAGATCAGAAATCTACAGGGTAGCATACGGAAAGTAAAATGAGTACAAGACAACTTACAGAAAAACAACAGGCTTTCATGGCAGTGCTCTTTGAAGAGGCTGGTGGTGATGTAGTTGTCGCTAAACGTTTAGCTGGGTATAGTGATAACTCACCTACGACTACAATAGTGGAGGCTTTAAAGGATGAAATATTTGAGGCAACTAAGTCGTACATGGCAAGGATTGGCCCTAAGGCTGCGATTGCATATGGCAGTGCTTTGGACGATCCTACCCAGCTAGGTGTTAAAGAAAAGATGATGGCTGCAGGTCAGATACTTGATCGTGCAGGTGTAGTTAAAACGGAGAGGGTAGCAGTAGAATCAACGGGTGGGTTGTTCATACTGCCCCCTAAGAACGCTGATGATGCTGAGGATTCGTAAAGAAAGACCTCTTCAGAACGAATACTGGATGTTACCTAAATTACCGTACAAGGTAAAGGTATGGTTACGCATCCCAAGAATAAGTAGATACGTTCCGTTTGGTTACGAGATAGACCCTGAAGATGAAGAGTGGTTAAACCCCATACCAAAGGAGTTAGAGCTTTTAGAGTTAGCTAAGAAACACCTGAAGCAGTATAGCTTACGCCAAGTTGCAGCTTGGTTGACTACACAGTCAGGCAGAGAGATAACTCACGATGGCTTGAGAAAACGTATAGATGTCGAAAGAAAAAGAAAGCAACTTACTTCAATTAAACGTGAGTACGCCAGAAGGCTCCAGAAGACGTTACAACAGATCGAAGCGCTCGAAAAAAACTACACAGGAACCTACGCCTACGAAGACGATGACGAAAGCTGCGAAGCCAGCCACAGTCAAACCTCCTGAGTATGACGTTGAAGAAGTACAGAACATTGTCTTTAGACCTAACCCTGGTCCACAGACACAGTACCTAGCTTCAAGTGAACGTGAGGTTCTATATGGTGGGGCAGCAGGTGGTGGCAAGTCATATGCAACACTAGCTGATCCATTACGTAACATGAACAACCCAGATTTCAGTGGTCTACTTGTTCGACACACAACAGAAGAACTTAGGGAACTCATACAGAAAAGCCAAGAGTTGTACCCTAAAGCTATACCAGGAATAAAGTGGTCTGAGCGTAAGTCGCAATGGACTACACCAAGAGGCGGCACACTTTGGATGTCGTACTTGGACAGAGACACAGACGTTATGCGCTACCAAGGTCAGGCGTTTAACTACGTAGCATTTGACGAACTCACTCAGTGGTCTTCCAGTTTTGCGTGGGATTACATGAGATCACGTCTACGTAGTGCAAACAAAGACTTAGGTTTGTACATGCGAGCTACTACAAACCCAGGTGGGATTGGACATGCTTGGGTTAAGAAGATGTTCATTGACCCAGCGCCACCTAATACGGCTTTCTGGGCAACGGACATAGAGTCTGGTGAGGTATTACGCTTCCCGAAAGGTCATAGTAAAGCTGGTCAACCCTTGTTCAAGCGAAGGTTTATACCCGCCAGCCTCTTCGATAATCCGTACTTAGCTGAAAGTGGTGACTACGAAGCTATGCTTCTGTCACTACCAGAGCATCAACGTAAGCAACTACTAGAAGGTAATTGGGATGTAAACGAGGGAGCAGCGTTCCCTGAGTTTAACAGACAGGTACACGTAGTAGAACCTTACAAGATACCTAAGAGTTGGACTAAGTTTAGGGCTTGCGATTATGGCTACGGTAGCTTTACAGGCGTTGTTTGGTTTGCAGTTACACCAACAGAGCAACTTGTAGTTTATAGAGAGTTGTATTGCTCTAAGGTTACAGCTACTGACTTAGCTGACATGGTACTTGACGCTGAAGCGGATGACGGTAGCATAAGGTACGGTGTGTTGGATAGCTCCCTGTGGCACAAAAGAGGTGACACTGGCCCTTCCTTGGCAGAGCAAATGAACGCAAAGGGATGCAGGTGGAGGCCTTCAGACCGTTCAAGAGGCTCAAGGGTTGCAGGTAAAAACGAGCTTCACCGCCGCTTGCAAGTTGATGAGTACACTGAGGAGCCAAGGCTAGTGTTCTTTTCGACTTGCACGAACTGCGTAGCTCAGATACCTGGTATACCTTTGGATAAAAGAAATCCAGAAGATGTAGATACCAATGCTGAAGATCACTTGTACGATGCTATCAGGTACGGTATAATGACAAGACCTAGAAGTTCCTTATGGGATTTTAATCCTAGAACACATAATGCAGGTTTTCAAGCTGCAGACTCAACCTTTGGATATTAGTTAAATGGCAGAAGAAGATATTGTAAACGAACAAGGCGAACTGTTTGAGACAGATGATGTAGCTGTTATTCAAGACGGGGATGACTTGGATGTGCCTAGCGTAGTGTCTTACGTAGAGTCACGCTTCCATCGTGCAGAAGATTCAAGATACGCAGATGAAAACAGGTGGCTTCGTGCTTACCGTAACTACAGAGGTATATATGGAAGTGATGTACAGTTTACTGAAACTGAGAAATCTAGGGTTTTTGTCAAGGTTACTAAGACTAAGACGTTGGCGGCTTACGGTCAAATCGTAGACGTACTCTTTGGTAGCTCACGGTTTCCACTTACAGTAAACCCTACAACTTTACCTGAGGGTGTCGCTGAGTCTATGCATATCAGCATGAACCCCCAGACAGAACAAGCTATGGACCCTTTACGTGGGGCTTTTGAAGAAGAACCTAAAGTTAAGTTCTTGTTTGATCCTGATGAGAAACTAAAGCCCGGCGAGACAATGTATGACCGTATGAAACGTATGGGTCCACTACAGAAAAAACTTGAGGCTGTAAGCGATAAGATTATTGAAGGTCCAGGCACTACACAAGATACTGTCACTTTCCATCCTGCTATGGTAGCAGCTAAGAAGATGGAAAAGAAAATACATGACCAGTTAGAAGAGAGCGGAGCTAATAAACAGCTTCGCCATACTTCTTTTGAGATGGCGTTGTTTGGCACGGGTATTATGAAGGGTCCGTTTGCTATTGATAAAGAGTACCCTAACTGGAACGAAGATGGTGACTACGATCCTACGATAAAGACTGTACCATCTACAAGCCATGTGTCCGTGTGGAACTTCTATCCTGATCCTGATGCGTACAATATGGATGAAGCAGAGTACGTCATTGAGCGTCACCGTATGACACGTTCTCAGATGCGTGGCTTAAAGTCACGTCCTTTCTTCAGGAAAGAGTCTATTGATAAAGCTATCCAGACAGGTGAGTCCTACGATAAGAAGTATTGGGAACATGACATGGAGGATGACGATCAACAGTCTGGCTCTCCTGAACGTTATGAAGTCCTAGAGTTTTGGGGCTACGTTGATACGGATGTTCTAGAAGATAACGGTGTACGCATTCCTCGTGAACTTAAAAACGCAGAACAAGTAAACGTAAACGTTTGGATTTGTAACAATGAAGTTCTACGTTTAGTGTTAAACCCATTCAAGCCTACACGTATTCCTTACTACGCTGTGCCTTACGAGCTTAACCCATACAGTTTCTTCGGTGTGGGTATTGCAGAGAACATGGACGATACGCAGACTTTGATGAATGGATTCATGCGTATGGCTATTGACAACGCTGCGCTTTCAGGTAACCTTATCATTGAAGTAGATGAGACTAATCTAGTACCAGGTCAAGACTTATCTGTGTACCCAGGAAAGATATTCAGACGCCAAGGGGGTGCACCAGGGCAAGGTATCTTTGGTACTAAGTTCCCTAATGTAGCCAACGAGAATATGCAACTATTTGATAAAGCAAGGGTTTTGGCTGATGAGAGTACAGGTTTCCCATCGTTTGCACACGGGCAGACAGGTGTTTCAGGAGTGGGAAGGACTGCTTCTGGGATTAGTATGCTTATGTCTGCAGCTAACGGCTCTATACGAAATGTTGTAAAGAACGTAGATGACTATCTTATTGGCCCTCTTGGTAAAGCGTTCTTTGCGTTTAATATGCAGTTTGACTTCGACAAAGAGATAAAAGGTGATCTAGAAGTTAAGGCATCAGGTACAGAAAGCTTGATGGCTAACGAAGTACGTTCACAACGCTTGATGCAGTTCATGGGTGTAGCTTCTAACCCAGCGCTTATGCCGTTTGTTAAGAGTGATTACATCATACGTGAGATTGCTAAGAGCATGGACCTTGACCCTGATAAGGTGACTAACTCTTTGGGTGACGCAGCTATCCAAGCTGAGATCCTCAAGAAGTTTACTACACCACCTGAACCCCCAGCAGGTGCAGTACAAGGTCCACCTCCACCACCTTCACCAGGAGCAGCACCAGAGCAAGCAGGAGTTGGCGTATCTGACACTACAGGCGCTGGGGGTGGTAACATAGGTACAGGTACAGTACCTACCCCAGGTGAGCAAGGATTTACTGGTACATGACAATAAAGAAGCTAGTAAACGATAAGCCTCTGTGGGATAGTTTTCTAGAGGTAATCAATAATAAGATTGCAGTAGCACAACGTAGGTTAGAGCAAGAGACAACTATGGAAGGTATGTACCGTGCTCAAGGCGAGATTGCTGCCCTACGCAGATTAACTTATTTACGGGATGAAGTGAATGGCAAATCCGTATGAACAAATGGCTCAGAGTTTAGGTGAGGCTGGTGTAAATCTATCAGGAACTAAAACCTATAGTAACTACGAAAAGTCTCAAAAACTAGCTGGCGGTGACAGAGATGATCCACCACCTACTAGACCAAGAGCTAGGCCTGAAAGTAAAGACACAAGTGAATCTCCTACTATATCTATTGTAGATGCAGATACAGATGAGACAGTAGCTAATTGGGATGTAGGTAGTGGAGATGTTACTTTTTCAGGTGACAGTTCATTAAGTGAAACAACACAGCGAAGAAAAAAATCTAAATCTGGTTTAGCTGTTCCAGAACCTAAAATAAACATTGGTCCTTTAGAAATAAAAGAAAGAGATGCAAAGCTAGATGTCTCTATGGATTGGTCTAACGTTTTTGATAACCTACTAAAAGATGCAATGCCAAGAGGCGTAGACTTAAATAGATTTAAAACATCATGGGATGGCGAAACAATAAAGCTACTTGACGTAGGTATGAGCTTTGCAGAGGGTGGTAAAGTGAGCGATAAAGCACAACTAGAAATGGAACTCATTATGAACGAGCAGGTAGACCCTGTAAGTGGTAACACTGCTCCTATAGGCGCTAAACCTGAAGAGGTTCGTGATGATGTAGAGATTAGAGTTAGTCCAGGTGAGTATGTAATAAATGCACAGACGGTAAGATACTTTGGAGAGGATTTTTTTGATGAGCTACAAAAAGCTGCAGCAGAAGGTTTTAAACGCATTAAGGAAGGTGAAGAGCTACCTTTCAGAGATGATGAACTCGATATTGAAGATGATGAGACTGAAGAAGTAGAACCAGAAGGTTTTGCTCATGGTGGACGTGTTAAAGGTTACGCTGAAGGGGATCTGGTAGTACCTGAACCTGTAGGTGGTGGCTATGGTCAGTACGGCGGTACTGGTGCTATGTTTATGGGATACCAAAGTAAAACATTCATAAATGATGAAACAGGTCAAAAGATAATTATATTCTTCTTTAATGGTAGACCTTTAAGTAGGATACCTGCTGGTTTCCGTGAGATGGGTGAAACACCTGCAGAAGAACAAGAACAGGCGGCAGTAGAAACTGCAGAGGCTAAAGGTGCAGCGCCCCAACTTAAAGAACAAAAAAACTGGGAAAATACACCAGTAGAAGAATGGACTGATAATGATTTTAGAGAGCAGCTAGGAGATTATCAAAGTAAAATAAGAAAAGGTCAAAATCCTTTAGACATTTCCACTACAGAAAAGATATTCCTAAACACTATAGGAAACGTAATAGCTCCAGGCGCAGGTATTGCTCTTGCTAATATAGCTAAAAAACAAAAAGTAAAAACGGCAAAAAATATACTAACAAGCGCTAATGAAACAATAAAAGATTTAGGTTTTTATTCTGATACTGAAGAAGCGCCTACCGTTATACGAGCTACAGACGGTTCTTTAATAAATAGAGAAACAGGACAGAAACTATCAGATGAAGAGACTCGTAAAATAGAAGCTGCTGGTTTAGCTGCTGAGTCTACATATATAGCATTAGGTATAAACAATGCACTAGATGAAAAAGATAAAGAGAGTAAAAGTATTTTAGAAAGCGCAAAGTCTATTTTAGGAGTAGGCTCTAGTAAAGCATATCAAGACACAGTTAAAGATTTATATGAATCTGCATTAACTACTTACGATCCTAAGAATCCACTTGTATTACTTGATCCTTATGATGATCAGTATGGTATTGCCGTAGAAGGTTACGAAGATCTTTTAGGTAAAAGTGATAGGATTGAAAGATTAGGACCAGCGAGCGAGACTATAAAACAAGAAGTTGAAAAAGAAGCACCTAAGTCTGCCCTTGCGTTTGATCCAGATACATCTGTATTTCAAACTCAGTACGACAGAGATCAGGCTTTAGGTGGAGAGGGTAGTTCTAGAGATCAGTATTTAGCCTCTCAAGAAATACACAGCCAAGGCCTACAGAAAAAACGGGCTGAACAGATTGCAGCAGGAGTAGACCCCGAAGATGCTGTAAAAGATAATTCTTACTTTGGTAAAAAGGAAGATGGCGGTCAAGATGGCGGTCAATCTAGTAAAGACGGTACAGTTCTTTGCAGTTTAATTCATCGTTATGGGTATCTAGACGAAAACATCTGGCGTCTAGATGCAGCGTTTGGTGATCGTGTAGCAATAGAAGACCCTGAATTAATGGAAGGCTATCACACATGGGCTAAGCCTATGGTAGCTTGGGTAGAGAAAGAGTCCTTCTTAGCTAAACTATATTTAAAGTACTGGTGTGTACCATTTACACGGCGCTGGGCAAATCATATTGCACACATTATGGAACCAGAGAACTACAAACCAGACTATGTAGGTAAGCTTATGTTAGCCATAGGCGTACCCATTTCAAGAGCTATCTACAAACTGAAAGGTAGAAAACTAAAAACTGTTTAACAATAAGGCTACCCAGCTACGGCTGGCCCCATATAAGAAAGGATACAGTATGCCTGAACTAGCAGAAGTAGAAACCCCAAAGACAGCAGGTTTCGTAAACCCCAAGAAGCCTACACCTCTAGAAGAAAAAATTAAACGAGAGGAAGAAGAACTACAAGCTTTGATGAAAGCTAGAACTGAAGAGATCGAAGATAAAGCAGAAGAGCAAGAAGCTAAACCTGCAAAAGAACCTGAGGAAGAAGATCTGTCAGGTGAGGAACGTACCTACAAGAAACGCTACAGTGATCTACGTAATCACTTAAACAAGCAAGCTGAAGAACTAAAACAACTTAAAGCTCAGCTTGAAACAGCACAAAAGACAGGCAAGGTACGTGCTCCTACTTCAGACGAAAGCATTGAAGCTTGGGCAGCTAAGTATCCTGAGATTGCTGGCATAGTTGAAACTATCGCTGAAAAGAAAGCGCAAGAAAAGTTTAGCTATGCAGATGAGCGTCTAAAAGAGATTGACAAGATCAACGAGAAAGCCCAGCGCACAAAAGCGGAGAATGAGATCCGTGCCATGCACACCGACTTCGATGATCTACGTGCAAGTGATGACTTCCACGATTGGGCTGGTGAACAACCCAAGTGGGTACAAGACGCACTATATGAAAACCAAGATGATCCACAATCAGTGATCCGTGTGATTGACCTATATAAGGTTGACAAGGGTATGGACACTAAGGGTCAACGAAAGAATACTAGAGATGCAGCATCTGCTGTTAAAACAAAACGTACCTCAAAGCCAGACGGTGAGGGTGTATCTGGGCAACTACGTGAATCAGATGTTCAACGTATGAGTGCCTCAGAATACGAGCAACGTTCAGATGAAATCATGGAAGCTATCCGTAGTGGTAAGTTTGTCTATGATGTTTCTGGTGGTGCGAGGTAAATAAGGTATTGACATTACACAAACTCTATGTTATAACTGTGTATGTTAATAAAGCATAGGTATACCCTGTTAGACGTTTCAGCTACTATGCCTATGCTTTCAACTAAGCGAAGACAAATACGTTAAGACTTACCTGTTCTATTATAGGCCCGACAGACTTTAAGCTAGGCCAAGCTTTTTTGAAGTCGCACCCTAGAACGATCAGCCTCTTATCTGATGTTACAGCTTATAAATCTAAATAAGCCTAACTATCTATGGAGGATTATATCATGGCTTTCGCAACAGCGTCAGGTTATGGTAATTTACCCAACGGTAATTTTAGTCCAGTAATCTACAGTAAACAGGTACAACTTGCCTTCCGCAAGGCCTCTATTGTAGAAGCAATCACAAACTCTGATTATTTCGGAGAGATTGCTAACATGGGTGATTCCGTTAAAATTATCAAAGAACCTGAAATCACCGTGAAGTCGTATGCCCGTGGCACGACGATCACACCACAAGACCTTGACGATGAAGATTTTTCTTTGACCGTTGATAAAGCAAACTACTTTGCCTTCAAGGTTGACGATATTGAAGAAGCTCACTCACATGTGAACTTCCAAAGTATCGCATCTGACCGTGCAGCTTATCGTTTGGCTGATCAGTTTGACCAAGATGTTCTTGGTTATATGGCTGGCTTCAAGCAAGCAGCTATCCACGGTAAAGCTAATACAGCTAACACTACCGTAAACGGTACGAAAGCTGTATCAACTGCTGGTTCTGATGAACTGCTTTCAAGCATGAAGCTAGACGCTTCTGACTTTAATGCTGGTACTGGTGGTAACTCTATCGTTGTCAAGCCTCGTACAGGTGCAGACACGTTGAACACCACTACAGCTAATGCGACACCAATGCAAGTTATTGCACGTATGTCACGTAAGCTGGACCAACAGAATGTTTCTACGAATGATCGTTGGCTCATAATTGACCCCGTGTTTGCTGAACTTCTGAAAGACGAAGATTCACGTCTTCTGAACGCAGACTTCGGTGGATCAGGGTTGCAGAACGGGTTGATCTTCAACAACATTCATGGCTTTAAAGTCTACATGTCTAACAACCTTCCTGAAGTAGGTGATGGTCCAACCTCAACCACATCTTCAGGTTCTACACACTACGGTGTGTTGCTTGCTGGACATTCATCTGCAGCAGCTACTGCTGAGCAAATTAACAAGACAGAAACATATCGTGACCCTGACAGCTTTGCTGACATCGTTCGTGGTATGCATCTATACGGACGCAAAATCTTGCGCCCTGAAGCTCTTGTTAATGCAATCTACACGTCTGGTCTATAAGGGGAGGAATGAGATATGGCACTTGGTGATAATACTCTTGCTTCCGCTCGTGGCGTTTCGCAGCGAGGACGCAACCCTTATATGGTTCAAACCGTATTGAACTTAGCAACTGCTTTGTCAGACAAAGGAAGTGCATTGGCTGCGGCTGATGTTATTCCTGCAATTGCAGTACCAAAAGGAACTATGATCCTTAATGCTGGTATTGAAGTTGACACAGCAATTACATCTGCTTCAGCTTTGACTCTTGACCTTGGTACAGGTGTTGATGCTGACGTGTTTGCAGATGGCTTTGATGGCACATCTGCAGCAGGTGTACTGTCGCAAAACCCTGCCGCATATCAGCCAGTAATGGCTGTTGCTGACGATAACATTGATGTAACTATTGCTACATTGACAGGTACGTTGTCTACAGGTAAAATGCGTGTATGGGCAGTTCTTATGGATTGCACAGATGTAGGTGATCTATCTGCTCAAGAAGTAGATCGTGATACGCTTGCATAACTAAATAATGTAGGGGCTGCTTTCGGGTGGCCCTTACACTTATCTAATAGAGATTCTTATGGCTACTTTCATCAACCTGACAAACGAACTGTTACGTAGACTTAATGAAGTTCAGATTACAGAATCTGAGTTTACTTCAGTTAAAAACGTGCAAGCTCTCGCTAAAGATTCTATAAACTCATCTATCAGGCAGATGCTTCAGGATGCACAAGAGTGGCCTTTTGCGTTGACTACAACAACACAAACCCTAGTTGCAGGAACAGGAACGTATGACTTTCCTGCAGATTATTCCAAAGCAGATTGGGATACGTTTTACATTAGGCAGCTATCTTCAGAGAATAATACACCTAAGAAGCTTTCTCTTATTACATTTGATCAGTATATATCTACATTTAAATCCTTAGAGGACTTGGGTGGTGAGGGTGCAAGAAGTGACCCTGACTACGTGTACATGACGCAAGAAGAAAAGTTTGGCGTTACACCTATACCAAATGCAGCATACGTTATTGAGTATAGGTATTGGAAGTATCCTGCTGACTTAACTGCTAGTAGCGATACTGCATTAGTACCAGATCGTTTTAAACATGTTATTATAGATGGCGCTATGATGTACATGATGATGTTTAGATCTAATGAACAGAGTGCGGCTATGCACGAGAAAAAGTTTACGGATGGTATTGCTATGATGCGTAGGCTTATACTAGATCCTCCTGTAAACGTAAGGTCCACTGTAATCCAACGCCCTGTGAGTAACATGCAACTTAACACCGCTACGGTAGGCCCAGGTGCAGTATCTGATGGATTCTAACAATGTCTGACGCATTACAAACATATGTGTCTGTTATGGCTGGTGGACTTGTAACTAACGTTGATCCACTTACACAGTCAAACAACTTCTCAGGTAGTGCGGTACGTCTTGTAAACATGGAGCCTTCACTTGAGGGTGGATACAGGCGAATAAGTGGATTTGAAAACTCTTATGGTACACTTCCTGGTACAGGTAAAGTATTAGGACTTTCTGTCAACGGCGATATTAATCAAGGCGTACTTGGATGTAGAGCACCCTCTTCTGGTAATAATTATCTGCATTGGTATAACCATTACTATGATGTACCACTAGGTACAGGAGAAGGATCAGGTTTTACTGTTGGTGAAACTGTTACAGGGGCTGGGGTTACAGCATCAGGTACAGTAATATCTAAAACTGCAGATGCTATCGTAGTAAACTTTGGTAGATTACCTGACAGTGTTTTTGCTACAGGTAACGTACTTACAGGTGGTACATCTAGTGCAACAGGTACAGTATCAAGTACTCCTACTGTAATAGGTTGGACTGCAGTTACTACAGCAGGTAGCCCTACAATGACAGGGGTTGACGTAGTAAGGTTTGAACGTTATAATTGGACTGAAGAAATCTTATTGCTGACTGATGGTGTTAATCCTGCAGCTAAGTATAATGGTACAACATATACGCAGATTACTCATACAAATGCGCCTAATAATCCTAAGTTTTCTAGTGCCTTTGCAAATCATCTTTGGTTAGCTGGTGATCCTGACGAACCTTTTAACATTTACTTTTCCTCTCCTAATGCAGATACAGACTTTGATCCAGCAAACGGAGCAGGTGTAGTTAATATAGGTTTTACTGTAACTCAGTTAAAAGCATTTCGTAATCAACTTTACGTGTTTGGTCAAAACCAAATTAAACGTATTATAGGAGATAATTTTTCTAACTTTACAGTAGAAAACGTAACGAATGACTTGGGTTGTGTTGCACCTGATACTGTGGTAGAGTTTGGTGGTGACATTATCTTCTTAGGGCCAGACGGTATTCGTCCTATCTCAGGTACATCACGTATTGGTGACGTTGAACTTGAAACTGTTTCTCGTGAAATACAAAAGACATTTGAGAACTACACTGCTAACGAGGACGTAACTAAACTTAAAGCTCTTGTAATACGAAGAAAGTCACAGTTTAGATTATTCTTTGAAGCCAACACTTCTTTGTCACTACTAGCAGCTATACGTAAAGGCCCAACAGCACAGTCTACATTTGAGTATAGTCAGCTTGTAGGTGTTGAAGCAACAGCAGTAGCTAGTGGTTACATAGGTCAGTTTGAGTTTGTATTACACGGAGACAGTACGGGTAAGGTACATAAGCAAGAAGAAGGTGACTCATTTGCTGGCTCTGAAATATTTAGTGTGTACCAAACTCCGTATTACTTTATGGGTGATCCAGAAGTCCGTAAAGTATTTTATAAAGTTAAGACCTTTCTTAAAACTGAAGGTGAGGCTTTAATTAACGTAGGTATAGACTTTAACTTTGGTGACTCTGAAATAAACACACCAGAAAACTTTTCATTGACAACTGCAGGTGCAGCCTCTTTATTTGATAACGCATCTACAATCTTTGATACAACAGACATATATGATGGTAACCCATCACCAACAAGATCAACGAATATAAGTGGATCAGGGGATTCTATTTCGGTATCTTACGTTACCAATAGTACAAGCCCAAGTCATACAATACAGGCCGTATCCATACTGTATGGCACAGGCGACAGGAGATAAAAAGTGGCAGGTTATACAAGACAATCTTCAGCAGACATTGTGGCAACAGCCGTTGTACGAGCTAACCCGTTAAACCTAGAGTTTGACCAAGTACTTGCTGCGTTTAATGCTTCAACTGGACACAAGCACGATGGTACTGCAGCAGAGGGTGCGTATGTACCACTGATTGCTGATTCAGATGCACTTAATAAAGTAGTTATAGATACATCAAACAATCGTGTTGGTGTATTCGTAGAGGTATCTGCTGCAGCCGTAGAGCAAGTTAGATTCCAAGATGGTCTTATTACTCCTGTCACAGATAACGATATTGATCTTGGTACATCTAGCGTAGAGTTTAAAAACTTGTACCTAGATGGCACTGCTACTATTGATACTCTGCAGGTTGACGAAAATGCTACTATTACAGGCAACCTTACAGTAAATGGTAATGCTACTCTTGGTAATGCTGCTACGGATACTGTAACGTTTACTGCTGATATTGCTTCTGCACTTCTTCCTTCTGTTGATGATACGTATGACTTAGGTGCTACAGGCTCTGAGTGGCGTAACCTATACATTGATGGTATTGCTAACATTGATAGTCTTATAGCTGACACTGCAGACATTAACGGTGGTACAATTGATGCTGCTACCATTGGTGGAACAACTGCTGCTGCTGGTACGTTTACAACCCTTACAGCTACAGGTACAACTACACTTACTACTGTTGACATTAACGGCGGTGCTATTGATAACACAGTTATTGGTGGTACTACTGCAGCAGCTATTACAGGTACAACCATCACAGGTACATCTCTTGTAGGTCCACTTACAGGAAACGTGACAGGCAACGTAACAGGAAATCTTACAGGTAACGTTACGGGCAATGTCACTGGTAATGTTACAGGAAACTTAACGGGTAACGTTACAGGTAATCTTGTAGGTACAACTTCAACAGCTAAAAATCTTAACCCTGCGTCTGACAGTCTATATGACTTAGGTACTACCACTATTCGTTGGGCAAACATCTATGGTGATGCCGCTAACATTACTGCAATTACAGGTGCTTTGACAGGTAACGTCACGGGTAATGTAACAGGTAATGTTACTGGCAATGTTACAGGTAACGTGACGGGAGACTTGACAGGAGATGTCACAGGAGATGTAACTGGCAACCTGACAGGTAATGTCACAGGAAATGTTACTGGAAACGTAACTGGTAATGTAACAGGAAATCTAACGGGTGATGTAACTTCTACGGGTACATCTAGCTTTGCTACAGTTACAACATCAGGCAATGTTACCGTTGGTGGTAACTTAACTGTAAACGGCACAACAACTACAATCAACACAACCAACACTGTAGTTGCTGACTTGTTAATGGAACTAGGTAATGGTACTACAGGTACACCTTCTAATGATGCAGGTATTGTCATTGAACGTGGTAGCTCTGATAATGCCTTTATTGGTTGGGATGAAAGTGCAGACAAGTTTACTGTAGGCACAGGCACATTTACAGGTGCATCTACAGGTGATCTTACGATTACTACAGGTACACTTGTAGCCAACATCGAAGGTAACGTAACGGGTGATCTTACAGGAAATGCTGATACAGCTACAGCCCTAGCAACTGCAAGAACAATTGCTGGTCAGTCTTTTGATGGTACAGCTAACATCAGTATTGCACCTACGGATCTTACAGGTGTAACTGCCACTGCTACTGAAATAAACATCATGGATGGTGATACAGCAGCTACAGCTACTACTCTTGCAGATGCAGACAGAGTTGTAGTTAATGATGCTGGCACTATGAAGCAGGTAGCACTGACTGACTTTGAGACATACTTTGAGAGTGCATTAGATACACTAAGCAATGTAACTACAGTAGGTGCTCTTGATAGTGGTAGCATTACAAGTAACTTTGGTTCTATTAATAATGGATCAAGTGCTATCACTACTACAGGTACAATTACATTTGGTACTCTGTCAGATGGTACAGATAGTGTAACTGATATTGTAACCAGTGTAGGTACAGGATCTACTAACTCTGAGTTAGCTACAGCAGCAGCTATTGAGTCACGTATTCAAGCAGTCAACGGCACAGCTAACAACGTAACTGGTCTAACAGCTACAGGTGCTGAACTTAATGCTGTAGCAGATGTATCAGCTATTACAATTGACACAAGTACTGCTATCGCTAACAATGATGGCATTGCAGTGTTTGACTCTTCTGCATCAGCTATTGGTTACTTTGATGTAGACTTACTTGATACATACTTCTCAAGTACAACTAAGACACTTACTAACAAGACACTGACAAGCCCAACAGTATCTGGTTTGTATCTAAGTGACTCAGGGTTTAGTGTTGAGGGTTCTAGTGCAGATCTTAACGAGACTACAGTATCCTTTACAAACCCAACAGCAGATCGTACAATTACATTCCCAGATGCTACAGGTAACGTAGCTGTATTTACTACTGCACCTACTGCAGCTATTACTGATGGTACAGCAGGGCAGTTCCTAAAAACAGATGGTGCAGGTGTTCTTTCTTTTGCGGATGCTGGTGGTAATTTAGAGCTTTATGCTGAAAACCCAAGTACACCTACTACTCCAATAGCTACTGGTGCAAATGATGTTGCTATTGGTACTCAAGCTGAAGCTACTGGTGGTGGTTCAATAGCACTTGGTTTTGATGCTGTTGCAAGTGGAAGTTTGGCTTTTGCGGCTGCTGATGGAACTGCTTCAGGTACTTCTTGTATTGCAATTGGCGAAGCTGCCCTTGCAGGAACTAACTCATCAGCAATAGCAATAGGACGAAATACGGATGCTACAGGTACAGATGCTTTAGCTATTGGTTCAAATGCTCAAAGTACAGGATCTGAAAGTGTAGCAATTGGTCAGTCTCTGGCTTCGGGCAATGGTAGTTTTGCAGCAGTTATAGATAACAACACATCCAGCTACGGTGCTACTGGTGCTAATAGTATTGCTATAGGTAGACTAACAAAGGCTAGTGGTACAGATAGTGTATCTATTGGCGACAATAATGTTGTTAGTAATACAGATGCAATAGCTTTAGGTAATACTAATACTGTTTCTGGTTCTACAGGCATTGCCATAGGTACTAACCACACAGTTAGTGGAACTTTAGCAGCTAGTATTGGTGGTTCTTCGTCTACTGCAACTCAAACTTATGCAATGACTTTTGGCCCCTATGCAAAAGCTGATGTACAAAATTCATTTATATTTGGGTCTAAAGGTTTCTTTTCTGCAGGGTCTGTGCAAAGTGGTACATACATTTTATACTCAGATACAACAGATGCAACTGCAGAAGCACTGACTACTACCAATAGTACAGCAGGAACAACCAACCAAATTATTTTAGAAGACGAAGGTGCCATGACCTTTACAGGTACAGTAGTTGTACGTGAAGATGCAACTAATGGTGATGACTACGCAGGTTGGGAGATTAAAGGTGTAATTATGAGAGGTGGTGGTGTAGCAACTACTACCCTTGGAGTTGGCATAGTAAACAGTTTGTACCATACAGCAGGACTAGCAAATGCATCCGTAGCACTTTCAGCAGATACCACAAACGGTGGACTTAAAATAGAAGTAACTGGTATTGCAGCTACAAACCTTCGGTGGGTTGCTACAGTTCATACAAGTGAGGTTGTAAACGCATAATGGGTAAAATCGAGATAGATCACACAGGCTCTGGTGGGGGCATTACTCTAAGCTCTGACGGTACTAGCCTGTTACTTGGGGGAACTGCGATAGGTGGTTCTGCTTTAGAACTTTATGCTGAGAACCCTAGCACACCTACGGCACCGTCTGCTACTGGTAGTAATGCCGTGGCTATTGGTAGCGGTGCAGTTGCTTCGGCACTCCATGCTTATGCTATTGGGGAAGATACAGATGCTACTGTTGAAAGATCAGTGGCATTGGGGTATCAGGCGCAAACTGGTGGTTCAGGTGGTCAAGGTGTTGCGATTGGCAACTCTATGGCGTTTGGAACGCAAAGTTTTGCTGTGAATATTAGTAATAACACTACAACCTATGGTGCTACTGGTACTAATAGTATTGCGATGGGTAAACAGAATAAAGCAAACTCAACTGAAGCAGTTTCCATTGGTGGAAACATGAACTCTGCAACTTCTTCTTATGCTTCCGTAATGGGTGGTACATTTAATTCCAACGGAGGTACTAGAGCAATTATTGCGGGTGGTCAATCCAACACAATATCAACTGCTGGTCAATATGGTGTGATTGTCGGTGGTAACAGCAATAATGTTACGGGGTCTAGAGGTGTAATTGTTGGTGGGGATTACAATGAAGCCAATGCTTCTCACACTTTTGCTACGGGTGAGTATGCAAAGGCTGCTGAAATAGGTAAGCTCGCAAGAGCCACTGGAAGGTTTTCTGCAGATGGTGACGCACAAGGTGGTCAGTTTATTCTTCGTGCAGACACTACAGATGCAACGGCAACCGTTCTTACAACAAACAACAGCACGGCAGCGTCAACTAACCAAATCGTAGCTACCTCTGATACTTGCATTACTTTTGACGGTACAATCACTGCCATGCAAAACGGAGCACAAGCCTATGCCTCTTGGAAGATCGAAGGATTGCTGGTAAATGACGGTGGTACAACAACACTTGCTAACAGTGCCACAACAGTAATTCAAAACTTATCTAGCTGGGGCATGGCTCTCTCAGCAGATAATACAAACAATGCCCTTGCTATCACAGTAACAGGTGAGGCAGCGCATAACATTCGTTGGGTGGCAAATATCAGAACCACCGAAGTGACTTACGCCTAAAGGAGAAACTAACAATGGCTATTCAAAATAATATCGCAGAAGGGGCAAGCCAATATGGTATCGCCTTTAACAATGCATACTACCGTATCGTAACGGCAAGTGTATCACGTCAACGTGGCACTGACCCTAAGTTTTCTGTAATGATTGACTTGTCAGCATATGCTACAAACACACCTACAGATGACACTCGTGAGGTAGACTTTAAACGGTATCACGCAGATTGGGATGCTATTAATGCTTCATCAGGAGATGCTTTCCTTGATAAGTGCTACTCTTGGGTTATGGCTCAAGCTGATATGGCAGGATCAACTGCAGTATAATTAAAGAGGATACACACCAATGGCAATAACCATCAATCATCAAACGAATGACATTTCTGCTACCAGTGGTTCACTGACCATTGATGGTGCCTCTGCTGGTGGTGCTTCAAGTAACACTGGTACGGGTAACTTTATTGGTGGTACAGGTGCTGGTGCTGCTTTAGAAAGTGGTGCTGAATATAACACTCTACTAGGTAATAACACTGGTAACGATGTTACCACAGGGGATATGAACACGGCTGTTGGTTATAATGCGTTGGCTAACCTTACAACAGGTTCTAGGAACGTTGCAATTGGTCCTTACGCAGCAACATTTTCAAACAGTGATGATAACATAGCTATAGGTAATACAGCTTTATATGGAACTATTTTAAATATGGTTTCAGGTGGTACCAATGTTGCCATAGGAAGGATGGCAGGTAGAGATGTTACTACAGGGGGCAGTAACGTTTTTATTGGTAATGAGGCAGGGTTTGAAACTACTACAGGCACTGTCAATATTGCACTAGGTTTTTATTCGTTAAAAAATAATACTACAGGTATTGATAACATTGCTTTAGGTAGGTACGCCCTTCAAACTGTTACTACGAACTCTTACAACATTGCTTTGGGCAGAGTAGCTGCTCGTTATCAAACAGGTTCTAATAACGTAGCTCTTGGTTATTCTGCTTTACAAGGTACTTCTGGTAATTCTAGCGGCGATCATAACATAGCTATAGCAAATGAAGCTCTTTATCTTAATAGAGGCGCTGGAAATATAGGGTTAGGGTATCAAGCTGCAAAAAACACTGTAGGCACTAGCAGCACAGGATACAACACTGCTATTGGTTATCAAGCCCTTCTTTATAATACATCAGGTAATAGCAACATAGCTCTTGGAACAGAGGCTGCAAAGGGGGTAGTTAATAATTCTACTGCCGACTACAACGTAGCAATAGGTTATCAGGCTTTATTTGGTTACACTACAGGTGGTTATAACGTAGCTATTGGTTATAATGCAGGAAACCTAATTACAACAGGTACAAATAACACTGTTATTGGCTCTAATGCAGATCCTTCAAGTGCAACAGCAACTAACGAGGTTACTCTTGGTGATGCAAATGTAACTGCTCTTCGTTGTCAGGTTACATCTATTACGGCTCTTTCAGATGCTCGTGATAAAACAGACGTAGCACCACTACAGGCAGGTTTAGACTTTGTTGAACGTCTTGATCCAGTTTCATTTACATGGAATATGCGTGATGGTGGTAAAGTTGGAGTAGAAGATACAGGTTTTATTGCACAAGATCTACAACGAGTCCAAGAAGATACAGGTATCACTATTCCTAATCTTGTATATGATGAGAATCCAGATAAACTTGAAGCAGCTTATGGTACGTTAATACCTGTATTAGTTAAGGCAATTCAAGAGTTGTCTGCTAAAGTTGATGAACTAGAAGCTCAATTAAACTCTTGACAATTATACTAAAGTATGTATAATTATATTAGGTCTAAATGACCATCTGTTAAACAAAGGAGACTAACATGGCAGAGAAACAAAAGAACGTCATTACAGTCAACGAAAAAGAATACAACGTTGATGACATGACAGATAAGCAGAAAGTTATGCTTGCACATGTACAGGATTTAGAACGTAAGATTAACACTACACGTTTTAACCTAGATCAACTTATCGTAGGACGTGAGGCATTTGCTGTTGATCTTGCGAATGACTTAGAGAAAGATCAAGAGGCAGCATAATGACTGAAGAAGTAAATACACCTACAGCAGAAGAGATTGCAAAGCACTATAGTGCTTGTATGGACAGTGTAAATTTAATCAATGCAGTAATTGCTGCACCTGATAATTATGCAGATGATCCTACAGTTTTGCAACGTAACGTAGAACACCTAGAAGGTATGGTAAACTACGAACACTGGACTACTGAAGACATGACTCCCCTAAATAATGCTATTACAGCAGGTAATGCAGCTATAGGAGAGTAATAAATGTCAGACTCCAAGCTAACAGCAGAAGAACTGGAAGCAATGTTAGATCGTGCAGCTAAGAGGGGTGCATCAGCAGCACTTCGTGAGCTTGGCTTACAAGATGACGATGCAGCTAGTGACCTACGTGAAATGCGTAGTCTGCTGGATGCTTGGAGACTTACCAAGAAAAGTATATGGTCTACTACTGTAAAGATGGGAACAGTAGCAGTACTAACGTTTATAGCTACAGCAGTTTGGATGACCTTCGGTAAATAATTTATAAGCAATAGGGAGATGCTTATGATTGATCCAGTGACTGCGATTACAGCAGCCACCACCGCTTTTAGTATGCTCAAGAAAGGCATAGCTGTTGGTAAAGATCTGCAGGATATGGGTGGTCAACTCTCTAAGTGGGCAGGTGCAATAGCTGACTTAGACTTTGCTGACAAGCAGAACCAGAAGCCAGCGTGGTATAAGACATTAGGTGGTGGCGTACAAGCTCAAGCTATGGAAATCTTTGCAGCTAAACAGAAGGCTGCAGCCATGAGGCAGGAGCTAAAAGACTACATTTCTGTTATGTATGGGCCATCAAAGTGGCAAGAAATATTGGCAATAGAAGCAGACTTACGTAAGCAAAAAAGAGAACACGAGCACAGGCAGATGGAAATCAAACAAGCAATCATCGAATGGACAGCAGGGTTTGCTTTATTTGTTTTAGGCGTTGGCGCTATCGTCGGCTTTGTATGGATAGGAACTAGGTAACAATGAAAAAGTTTAAAGGTTTTACCAATCAGCAAACACATACCCTTCTAAAAGAGATGGGCTACACAGGCCCAGCGCAGAAGGATGACATGGATGCGTTCCTTGCGTCTAGCCCTAGTGCTGCTTCTAAGTTAGGACGTTATGCAGATATTGCAAGGCAACGCATAGAAGGTGGACCCTTAGCTCCTACAGGGTTTGCTGAGGGTAGTGAAGGTGCTATAGAAAACGAAGAAGAGGGTTACAAAGAGGTATCTAGAATAAAAGACATAGATGATCAACAACAACAAGAGCAGGAACAAGAGCAGGAACAAGAGCAGGAACAAGAGCAGGAACAAGAACAAGATCAACCTGATGCTACACAAGAAGCTTTCCAACCTGGTCCTGTCTTAAAGCAAGGTACGCCTAGCCCTGAGGTTAGTGAAGCTGCTACCTCATTAGACGAAGCACAGAAAGCCTACAGCACAGCTATGGGTGCTCTTACAGATGCACAACAGGCTTTGAGTGGTGCAACTATACCTGCAGATGACGCACCTCAAGCAGACAAAGATGCATACAAAGCTCTAGAAGAAGCAGTAGCAAATGCTGAACTTTCAGTTACACAAACACAAGCTGCTGTAAGTACAGCCCAAAAAAGATTCGAGACTACAGACGTACCCTCTACTGGTGAAGCGCTGGGTAAAGCTATATCTACGCCTAGTGCTATCCTATCTCAGCCTACAGTGTACGGCTTGGAAGTTAAAGATGATCAGCTTATTGATAGTACAACAGGTCAGGTAGCTGATGCGCTTACTCTTTTAGTTAAGCAAGCACAAGCTGCAGATGAAGTAGAGAACCCTGCAGTTAAAAGATCACGGTTTTATTTAGAAGGCCTGTCTGATGAAGAGCGTAGAGAGAAGTACCCACCATATCCTCGTGCTCTTCCTGCAGTCATACCTTTACCTGATTGGGCTGTAAAAGACATAGACGAATACTACGCATCACAGCAAGCACAGGTTGAACAAGATGCAGCTAAGGCTTCTACAGAAACATACGATGCTATAGAGTCTAACGCTGACGTTAAAGCAGCATTGGCTGACTTTGCTGCAGCCACAGGTACACCATCAGAAGATGCTTTGATGGATGCTGCAACGATGGAGCCTGAAGAGTTAGCACAGCTAGACTTAGACCCTGCTACTCTAGATACTATACGTGAAGTATCACAGGTAGTTCGTAAAATACAAGATGGCGAACAACCAGATGCGGCACTCTTTGATAAATATACGACAGCACCTGATGTTACCTTTGAGGGTGAGGTAGGAGAGATTGACCCTGCTAAGTTTGAAACTACAACGCCTAAAGCAGAAGCTGAGACAGACTATAATTTACCGCCTACACAAGTGGCAGAATCTGAAAAGAGTAAGGTGGAAGATGCAGCTAACTTTAATGAGTATGCGTCTGCAGATGAAAAGAAATCTGAGTTTGTACCTGATGTAACAGCAGAACAAACAACTGTTAGTGATGATGAACTGGCTGATGTAAATGACATCCTTAATGGTGAAGAGGTTATTGTCACAGCTAAGACACTAGAAGCTCTTAATGAAGCCTCTACTGCAAAGGCTGCAACTGCTACGTTTACACAACAGCTAGAAGCTAAAGCTGTAAAGGGTGAGGTATCTGCTGCATCTACTGTTTCATTCCAAATGGAAAAACTTATGAAGCAGTTTGATAATGGTACGCCAGCGTGGGCTGCAGGTGCTCTACGTAAAGCTAATGCGGCTATGGCTGCTCGTGGTCTAGCTGGTAGTTCTATGGCAGGTGCTGCAATAGTACAGGCTGCTATGGAAGCGACTATACCTATCGCACAATCAGATGCTGCTACCTTTGCTGCAATGGATATGGAGAATGTTCGTAATGCACAGGCTGTAGCTTTAGCTAATGCTGCTGCAGCACAGAACTTTGAGTTAGCTAACTTATCCAACGAACAAGCTGTACGTATTCAGAACAGCATGAATAATGCTAACTTACAACTAAAGAACTTGTCAAACGAACAAGAAGCTGTACTTGCTCAAGCACAGTTTAAAGCTTCACTTCAAGGTCAAGAACTAAGTATTAGCGCTAACGTTGCACTTGCTAACGCTGCAAGATATGCTGCAGTCAACGATATTAACTTGACAAACAGACAGCAAACTTCTATACTTAAATCTACACAAAACTTAGAAGTAGAGATGGCTAACCTGTCTAACGCACAGCAGACTGCCCTGTCTAACTTACAAGTTAAAGCTGCAATGATGGGCCAAGAGTTGTCTAATGAGCAACAGATGGCTGTGCTTGAAAGTACACAAGCGTTTGAAGCTAACATGCAAGACGCTACAAATAGACAGCAAGCATTCATCCAAGACGCTGTTGCCCGTGCAGCTATGGAAGGCCGTGTCTTAGACAATAAACAACAGACTGCTCTATTCAATATCTCTAACGTAATGTCTGAACGTGAGATAGAACTTAACAACGAACAGCAAACTGCTATCTTCAATATGTCTAACAAGATGACTGTTGATATGGCTAACTTGTCTAACCGCCAGCAAACTGCTCTAGCTAATGCACAGATTGAAGCTGCAATGAAAGGGCAGGAGCTTACAAATAAACAACAGGTTGCTGTTATTAAAGCTGAGCGTGTTGCTGAGATAGCGAACATGAACTTCACAGAGGCGCAAACAAGAGCACTGCGTAACTCTGAGATGGCTATGTCTGTAGACTTGGCTAACCTAAGCAACGAACAAGCTAAGCTTATGGCTGATGTAGCGGCTATGGCAGACGTTGACATGGCTAACCTTAACAACCGTCAACAAGCTGCAGCACAACAAGCACAAGCCTTCTTGCAGATGGACATGGCTAACTTGGATAACGAGCAACAAGCTACCATGTTTGAGGCACAGTCTCTTGTGCAAAGTATATTCTCAGATCAAGCTGCACAGAATGCTCAGCTACAGTTTAACGCTGAGAGTATCAACCAAGTTAATCAGTTCTATGAAAGTATGGCAACACAGATTAGCCAGTTTAACGTAGCACAGAGTAACGCTATGGAACAGTTTAACGCTGGTGAAGAGAACACAATGACTAAGTTCCAAGCTGAACTTGATAATCAACGTGATCTGTTTAACGCACAGAACGAACTGGTTATTGCACAAGCTAACACAGTTTGGAGACAGACTATAGCTACAGCTAATACGGCTGCACTTAATGAGGCTAACATGGCTGAAGTTATGGCGCAGAACAACCTGACGCTACAAGGCTTAGCGGAGTTGTGGCAACAAGAGCGGGACTTGCTGGACTTCGCTTGGACTAGCTCTGAGAAGCAAATGGATCGTGATCACGAGTTGGTAAAAGCGCAGATACAAGCTGATGCTGATGAAGATAGTGCTTATAGCTCTGCTGCAGGTAGCTTCTTGTCAAGCGTTGTGTCTGCGTTTGTGAAAGCTAAATTTTAGTAGTAAAACAGGGTAATAATCAATGTCTAGTTTTGATCAAGTAATAAAAAATATACTAGCTGACATCTTCGCTGAAGAAGAACAGCAAGAGGTGACACGCCCTAGAGCTAGACCAGAGGGCTTGATGAGTAGTACTAGACCACGAGCTAGACCAGAAGATGTTGAACCTGTTCAACCTAGCGCTAGTGAATCTACCTCTAAGTTTGTGGCTGCAATGAGTGACTATGATGATACACCTGAAGAAGGCGCAGAAATACCTTTAGCAGATTTAAGATTAAACGCAAGAGATATGGAAGGAAGATATAAAACAACTGCTGCACAGTTTTATAGACTTAATAAAAACATACCAAGTACAGGCTCGAAAGTAAAAGTTGCTAAAGTAGTACCTGATATAGAAGTAGATGATATTACTAATGAGATAAATTTAATAATGAGTAGTACACCTAGTTTACGCCCTAGAGCTAGACCTAAGAGTGCTGAAGAAATACAAGCTATAAGAGCAGAACAAGCTAGTTACACAAAGCTTGATACTGTAAAAGATATACAGCAAGCATTAAATATTGCAGGTATAGAGGTAGGTGGTAAGCCTCTTGTAGTAGATGGTATAAAAGGACGTAATACATTAGCTGCAATTAAAGCCTTTCAAAAAAGAGAAGGCCTAAAGGTTGACGGTATTGTAGGTAAAAATACAAAAGCAGCTTTGTATAAAGTAATGCCTAAGCCTGAAATAAAAGAAGAAGAACTGCAGCCTAGCATATATGATAAGCCAGCACAAGTAGGTCCAGATCAAATGCAGGTTGGGTTTAGTAAAGATGACGCTGACGCTCTATCAACAGATTTAAGATACCAAGAATATCTTAGAAGAGAGGAAGATAAGGAACAAAGAAATACTATTGAAACATCTAAGCTTATTACAGAAGTTAAAGATGATTCGGGTATTACAAGACCTAGAGCTAGACCCGAATCTACAGAAGAAACTGTTGGAGTTGTAGATGCTAGTGTTTTTGGTGGTCTGGGTTACGCTTTAGGTGAGCTAGGCTTAGGTACTTCAGAGTATAGATTTTTTGCTAACAATATAATAAATCCTGGTGGCACGTACACAGAAAAAGATCTGAATGGTTCGGACAAAAGACTTTTAAAGAAAGCTATTTCTAGTGCAAGGGCTGACGGTAGAAATTATGTAGACTATGAAAAAGACTTTGGTGTAGATGAGAAGGATGTAAACAAAGCAAGTCCTTTTGCAGGAATAACTGACCCTACAATGCGTATGGCTAGAACCGTAGGTGTATTTAGATTCTCTACAGACGATGAAGGTAATACTATAATAGAAGACACCTTTGATTTTAACTATGGTCCTAAACGGGGTGCTTATCAAGACGCTGTAAGAAGAGGAGACAGAAAAGAGGCTCTATACTTACTATCTCCTTTGGCAGGTACATCTCCTGTAGAAGCTGCGTCTATGATAGGCTACGTAAGACAGGAAAATTTAAAAGCAAGAGGCGAGCCATATCAGACAAACATACGTATTAACTTAGGTAAGTTCTAATAATGCTAGGACTCCCACTCGAACTCATAACCATGCTCTTCTCCACCCTACTAGGTGGCTTCATGTCTATCTGGGGTCAGAGCATGAAGAAC